GTATTAGCTAATGCAGAAACTGATTCAGTTACTCCATCTATTTCAATACCAGCAATAATTTTATTAACTGGATTAAGTTTATACAAAGCAGGCGCGTTTGGTCCGTGAGTATTTAGAATATGAGCTTTGGTTCTCATTGATAATGTAGCTCTAACTACTCTGTCAGTTCCTGTATCATTAATATTTTCAAATGAAGGAGGATCTATGTGAGTTATAAATTTATGAGAATCTCCGAAAGCTTTACCGTCAAACCACATTAATTGCTCTACAATTTCATTTAATTGTACAGTATTGTTAGTCCAGCATAAAAGTTCATATTCTATTTGTACAAATTTAGGCACATCCATAGAATAAAATTCTCTTTCTCTTGGTCTCTGAGCTAAATCAAATCTTGAGTATCTGTTTCTTTGAGTATATTTTCTTTCAAAGGTAATTCTAGCGTCTGAAGTTTCTAACACTTTTAAATCTTGAATATCTTCTCTTTTAGTTACGGAATTTCTTCTTATCATTATAAGTGGAGTAAGAAGTTTTCCTTGAGAGTCTCGAAGAAATCCATGCTTTTGTACAGAAGCCCATTTCTCACCTGCTGCGTACATTATAGGCACTGATATAACTGTATTTTCTTCTACAATTGTAGGAGTAACTATATTTTCTAAATGCCATTTTATTGCGTAATCTACATCATATAATGAAGTTGAAATGTCTTTAACTAATCCATCTCTCTTAATGTCAGTAAATCCTGCATTACGTTTTACTTCTTTATCAGATACAAACGCTGCCTCACTTTTAGTTATTTTATCTGTTCTCATTATAAGTTACTTGGTAATATTGATTTAGCAGTAGGAGGTACCCCAAATCTTGTTTGTACTACATTTACTTTAGACTGACGAGTCATATGAGCTTGAACAATATAAGATAGTGAATATCCATGTTCAGTTCCTCCAAACCAGCTGTCAGGATCTTTACCTGCAAAATTTTGGTTATCTACTGTGGAGTCTATTTCAAAAAATCTAGATCTATATTCTATTATATCTCCAATTTCAGGATGATAGCCATTATCTACTAAATCATCTTTTAAAAATGCAAACGTACAATTTTGGTTTACATCCGAACCATAATCTTCTGTCGACCAAACTTCATCTTCAAAAGTTACGATACATGGAATTAAAACAGGTTGCTGATATACTTTATTATTCGTTTCGTCATAGATATTTGTAGATATAGAGTTCAGCTGTGTTTTGTAAAATAACACTTCTGTATCTATATATCTGTGAATTAATTCTCTATTTAAACTTCTAATTAAAGAAGCGTCTCTTTGACCTCCAAATAATGCCATATTATTAACCTATATAAATAGGCATAGGTACCTTGTTTAATTGAGATTGAATATTATCTGCTTCTTCAGTCATTTTAGCTAATTGTGATTGTCTAGAAACTGCTTCTAGATTTTCTCTTAGTTGAGTAATTAAAGCGTCTTTTTCTGTTTGTCCTTGAGATACTAAATCAGCTCCATTTAAAGTCGTTTCTGAACCTGGAATTGGAATAGAAGAATACTTATTTCTGATATTACCTAAAACTTCTTTTGCCAGAGCTAATGTATATTTGAATATCCATTGTTTACCTGCAGGATTGATTTGATTATAAGTATGCAATTCATAAGGAGCATTTGAAAAATCTCCAACTACATTTGAACCTGTTATAACTTGTAATGCTGAACGGTCTTCTTCCGTAATATAATTTATAAATAATGTATAATCGTATGTCGGTAATGGAAATAAGGTTAGTCTATCTCCTGTTATAGAGAAACTAAATGCAGACTTACGAATCATATCATTCATTTCAATTGCTTGAAGTCTTAATAAATCCGCATACATAGGCATCATTAAAAATGATACGCCTGGAGAATAATTACCCCATCCAAAATTCTCTAACATTGTTTGAGACCCTAAACCAGTACCTATAAATGGATCAAAATATCTTATAATTGCTGGAGGAGTTTCATGAAATATCTTTTTAATTTCAATGTGTTTAGATGCGTCCCCAGCTACTTCAAAAGTAAAATCATTTAAGTCATATACTTGCTGTCCTGTCGTTACTTGTATAGAAGCAGATTTATAAGCTAAATAACCTCCTGAACCTGCTTCCGTACCGTAATTTTTTGCAATACCTATTAATCTTCCTAAATTAGTATTTACAGGCTTACCTGTTAAATTACCGCCTGTTGGAGACCCTTGTAATTGAAACATGTTATCTCTAATAGAGAATTGATTAACTTGATTGGAATATTCTAAAGATGCTTCTTCAAAACAAGCGTAAAAATGTACTGCTTGAAGTTCGACATCATTTATTGGATATCCTAATCTACCAGCACACCACGCTGCTACTTTATCTGCGTGATTTCGATATGTCGAATCTGCATCAAAGAATCCGAATGTGCCAGTTGAACCTGATACAAATGTACTTGTTCCTGTCCAAATTGGTATTGTTACTGCCATGCTCCTTTACTTTATTAATAAATATCTTTTAAGATAATAAACTATAGAATTCTTTAAAGTGTTTGATTCTATCTGCTAATCCAATAGTTCCTCCATTTACTCTTTTAGTTACTGAGGTAACCGTTGCATCATCTGCACCTTTATCACAAATAGACCATAATTTATTAGAATCAAAAAAGAATGCTGCTGAAGCTAATGGATATTTAGTAGCTACTAAATCAGGATTTCCAACACAATCTTCACCAATAAATTTAGTAAAGTTAGTGTAATTAGATTTTCCTGTTAATTGGATATAACCACGACCTCTAAATTTGAATCCTTCTCTTGAAGCTTCATCTCCATTACCCATTCTAGATGCATAAACTCTAGAAGCTATTTTCTCTGGTTGACGTGCATATAAGTCTGACAGATTTCCAGGAAAGTATTTTCCGAATATTTTCTTTAAACCGTCTGCCGAGTAATTTACATTTTCAGAAACTGCTTTAAAATTAGCAGACTCGTGGCCACATTGAGCCAAGAAGTGAGCAAGTCTTAAAGGTGTCGTAATATTAAATTTTGCAGCTGTGCTAGGAATTTGAGCAATTACTGAATCAGGAACATGCCCTTTTAATTTGTCTAATTTGAAATTAGAGTTTGGTATTACAGCTACTGGCGCTGCCCCAAACATTTTTGTCCAAGTGCCTGGTCCAACGATACCGTCTGCTGTCAGTCCATTAGCCTTTTGCCATTCTTTAACTTTTGTTTCTGTATTAGGTCCGAAAGCACCGTCTGCTGTTAATCCTAATTTAGTTTGAAGTTTTTTTACATCTTCTCCAGATGACCCATTTTTTAAAAGCATGATTGATAAGTTAAATTATTTATAAATGATTTTACCTAATTCGCCACTAGGTGGTCGAAATCTTTTTGCCATAACTTCTAATTTTGCCGCGTCAACACCATGAAGGTTTCGTCTAGCTAATTTTTTTACATCTTGTTTATTTGGTTCAAAAACTACATATAAAATTTTATATCCATTCTGTTGAGCTAAAGTTTCATATGGTTCTCTTTCTTTATCTGTTAAATTTGTATTGTCAATTACAATAGCAGGTGCATTTTGATGCATTGCTAAAGCTGCTTTATTTCTACATTGAGTATGTGCAGTTCCTAATTTAGTAGCGTCAAATTTATATTCACCTCCTTGCTCGAAATAATGATCTGCTGAACAAATCACAGGAGCTCCTGGTAATTTTTTAATAAATGTAGATTTACCTGAACCTGGTATGCCTACCATAATTACAACTGTTTTTGTTACTCCTTCATTTAATTGATTAAATGCAGTGTGATATGGATTAGAATATACTTGACCAGGAGTGAATTGTTTCATCCATCCTTTTTCAATATCTTCTAATACTGTATCTAATATATCTTTTAATTTCATAATTTAGTTATATTCATAATCTAATATCTGCCCTACTAAATCTGATCTATGGTTTTCTTTTAATTTTATCCATTCAATACCATTTATCTTTTTAGAGAGCTCAATAGCATAAGTTAAACCTGATATAGACTCGTTTGTATCTTGCTGTTCATTATCCCCGTTTATAATGATTTTACCGGTCTTTCCAAGGCGTGTTAAGATGGCAAGCATCTCAGGCTTCGTAAGGTTCTGTGCTTCTTCTACAATCAACACATCATCTATTGTTTTACCTCTAATAAATTGCACAGGTAAAGCTTGAACTCTTTCAGTTTTTACAAAATCATCTATTTTAATCTTATCCATACACTTATACAAATTCTCGATAAGTGCTTCCATATATGGATTGAATTTATCTTCTAAAGCTCCTGGTAGAAATCCTAACGACCTTCCTACTTCAATAGCGCTACGAGTAACTAATATTTTATCACATTGTTTTTTATTTAAAAAGTCTAAAGCTGCTTGAGCACCTACTAATGACTTTCCTGACCCTGCTCTACCCGTTATAATAACAATTTGGTTATCTATTATTAATTGCTTTGCTTGTTTTTGCTCTTCATTTAAAACGACATTGTATTTAATATCATTTTTTCTAACTCTATTAGGTTCTTTCATAAAATACTAATTTATAATAAATATCAAACTAGTGTCTTTTAATCAGTAGAAAAGGGGCTATTACTAACCCCTTTTAAACTTAATTTAGAGAGTGTCTCTAGATTATATTAAATGCAATCCATGTACTTTAATAGTACCATAGAATTCTGGTCTTACCATTTTCTTAGCATAACGAGTCATAACACCTTTACGTGGAGTAAAGTTTGTTGGATCGTATACTAATGGAGTCATGATAAGTGGAATATATGGAGCATATACAGCACCTGTTTCCAAGAATTGAGCTCCTCTATATCCTAACAAGATAACGTTGTCAGTCATATAAGGATTTTTGTAAACTGTAAATCTTGAATTCAATAAACCTACTTTTTGAACACCCATTGCAAACTGCATTTTAGTACCGTCGGTATCAGCAGCATATCCTGGAATAGATTCTAAAATAGTAGCTACGTCTGGAGAACATACTAAGAAGTTTGCTCCACCACGCATAGTCTTTTGGTGAATTTTATTAGATACTTTTTGGATTTTAGTTCCTAAAGTTTGGAACCAAGTTCCTTGAGTATAAGCTGTTCCTGTGAAACCTGCTTGAGAGAAAGTATCAGTGCTTGAGATATAATCAAATCCAATTTGAGCAGACCATCTTTCATTCGTTACTGCATTTTGAATCAACATATCTAAAATTTCTAAATCAATCTCTTGAGAGATATATTCAGATAACATAGAAGTTAATTCAGCTTCAGCGTCAATTGAGTGGTATGCATTTAAATCTTGAGCAAACTCTGGAGACCAAATTGCTTTTAATTTTCTTGTTTTAGCAACAATAGATTCTGATTTCAACTCTACGTTGATTTCTGGAATATTGATATTAGTTAAAGAATCTCCTGAAGTATCTTGGAAATCACCTCTTGAATTAGAAGCTGGTTGTTTTTGATATCCAATTGCAATAGTTTCATTTAATCCTGTATTTGTAATAGAACCTGATACAATAAATGTCAATGTAGTGTCATTAACATTTTTAGTAAATTGTGGATAGTAAGCTGTAATTTTAGCAGCTGTTGAACCTGAAATCAAATAAGCTCTTACACCTTCTAAATCTGCCTCAGACAATAATGCAGCTGGCACAGAGATTTTTTTGAAGTGACCTGCAGCAATTGATGCTGAGTTAGCTAATGTAAATTTTGAATCATAATTAAATTCGTCAAAATCTGCATCTGAAGCCATTGTTAATGCTGCTGAAATAGATCCAGATAAAGTAGTTGATAAAGCAGAACCTGAAGCAGCTAATGTAGTTGTTACATCATTGATTGAGTATCCAAATTTACCTTGTCCATAAAGACCACCTGTTGGATCTTGATCCAATCCAGAAGTTACACCAAATACAGAGTTTGTTTGAAATGATGGAGCTGATGGATTACCTGCAGGAGTAGCTGTGTTAGTGAATCCTGGCTGAGCAGTTCCGTATTTGAAATCCATATAGAACACTAGACCTGACGGTAAGTTCATTGGTTGAACAGAAACGAAATCTTTAGCAGCAATTTCAG